AAGGCGCAAGCAGTGCTTTTCCCATAGTAACTGCTGCCAAGGGTGAAAACATCTCTGCTCGACAGCCTTCCTTGCACATGATGCAGAATCTGCGAGTCGCCTAGGTAGATCGCAGCATGGTTTGGAACTGGTGAAACTAGCTGCATCAACAACGCATCCCCGCGTTGCAACTGCTCAATAGGAATCTTATGAAAGCCTTCTTTCTCAAAATTCTCTAAATACAGGTTTTGCCCGTGGTCCCACCACTGGTCACGACGGTCATAGTCTTGCAATTTCAATCCCCACTCCCTGCCATACCAATCACGGCAAAGGCTGTAGCAATCCACTACGCCGTGAACAAACTCACGCCCCACATACGGCAACTCAAACCCAGCTGGCTCGTAGTAGCCCCAGCCTTCAGTATTGGGATTGACGATGAACCAGGGTAGTTCTGACTTTTCGCACGCGACATTATCGGCAGGTGATGGGGCGGGATTTGTTTTGGGGTGACTGTGGACAACAGCAACCACTTCACCCTTGTCCTCCACTTCGTTCCAGCCGTCAAGAATAAAGTGCTCGTCAGGCGTTTCAGCGATGTTACGGCATGGGAAATAGCGCCGACGCCCTTTAACTACAGCAACCAAGCCACAACACTCACGCGGAAACTCATCTTTTGCGTGCTGAAGAATCTCAGCTTTCATTGCTGTTGTTAATTTCATCATTGGGTCAGTCCTGCTCCAGGGAACGACCCAAAGGGCAGTTGACCGTTATTGCCAAATCGCAGCTTGCAACTACCAATGCGCTTGCCGCAAACATCTTGCGCCAATGTGCTGACGCTGTTGCCGTTCACATCAAAGTAGTTGCTGCCCGTATAACTGCATTCCGAGCTGCGATAAACCCACTGGCATACGTTTGCAACAATCTGACGCTTTGGCAGCTTTTGACCCGCAAGATCAAACTTGCTTGCTAGCTCAAAAGTCACGCTGTCTCGTGACTCATTACTCTTTCGATCTATGTACCACCGTTCATCAGGGAACTTAGCGTTTGGATCGGCTGTTGCTTCCCCATCCAAAAACTTCTTCAGCGTTCGGATTCGACGAACTTCCGCCCCACCAAGATCATTGCCTGCTGTTGTTGCGTTAACTAGCAGCAGCAAGGTGGTCATTGTGCCGTCAAGATTGCTGATCGACAGTGTGGGACGAGGCAGCGTGCCAGTATTCGTAAAATCAAAGCCGTCTGCTTTAACTGGAATGCGGGTGTAGGTGTTGCCGTTGAAGACGACATTGCCGTCAATGGCTGCATTTGCGCCCGCATGAAAACGGTAAACATCACTGCTGCCATGCAGCGTGCTGTCTAAATGCACCTCAAACAGCTCAATGATTGCGCTGGGATTGAGCTTTGACAGCTCTTCGTATGCAGAAGCAATCGCTGTCCAAACACAAGTGTTGTCAGTGATTGTGCTGCCAATATCTGTCGGCCAACTCGGTTGTGTAGCTGCTGACGTTCCAGCAGTCGTACACCGAAAGAACAAGCCAGATGCTTGCTCTGTTGTGGCGCGACGAATGTCACCAACAGAAAAAGCGGTACTAGCGGCCCAGGCAGCAACAGCCATTACGGTTCAAATACTTCGCGGAATGTTGTTTGAATTGTGGCGCGGTTCAAATAAGGAATCGACTTGCTCCACTGTTCACAGACAAATTTAGAGCTGCTGCCTTCACCGGGTGGTGTGAAATCGAAACTTGCGTTATCAGCAGCCCGTGCATCCAGAAACGTTTCGATAGTGTCGGAATCCGTCTCAGACACTTCAAACGTAAGGTTAAACACCTTGGGATTTTGATTCAGGCCGTACGTCAATCTGGTTTCATAGCCGTCACCGAACTGCACTTTCCGCACCACAGGGGCGCTGCTTTTTTGCAAGCCATAGGTCGGTGTAATTGAAGGGAATACAGCCATTAGCGTGTCAACAAGCCTCCAGGTCGTTTTTGCTTGATTAGTTCTTGTTGTACTGCAATGCCAATCGCCTTGCCAAGTTGCGCGGCTTGATCGCCATCACCCTCAACAGAAGAGCCAGAAGCATCAACGTTCACAGTCACATTAGCGTTACCGCCCATAGCGTGATTTGGGACTACCGTTCCGCTGCTGTTGGGTACAAACAACTCAGGGCCACGCTCACCAACGATGTGAGGACGACCAGCTCGTGCAGGGCCTCCATCTGCAAGCCCAGGGATAAGACCGAGAATACCGCCACCACCCAAGCTTTGGAAATTGCCGATAATTTTCTGCTTGAGAATCATCATGGCAAGCTGCTTTAACAAGTCACTAAATGATTCAGCAAGGCTTTTTGAGCCAGTGATTGCGTTTTCAATCGCACCGACTACGTTATCTTGAATGGTTTGAGCTATTTCTTTTTGTTTTTGCTTTAGCTCTTCGGCAGCCTTGGCTTGCCTTTCTATAGCATCAACCCCTTTGTTCAACTCTTGATTTGCCATTACAAGATCAAAAGCTTCGTTGAATGACAAGCCGCCTCCTTGAACCAAGTCTGTTACTTTTTGCGTAACATCCGCAAATTCTTTGCCGTGACTCAACGTCAAAGCTAAATGCTCGTTTTCTTTGCGGCGTTTATCTACTAAACTAACTTGTGCTAGCGATTGTGCATTTGTTAACCTAGTAATTTCTTCCAAAGTTTTTTTCTTTTTCTCTTCCCCTGTTTCTCCCCCTGGCAATGTAATGGTTGGAATATCTCGAGTTTGATCAAATAGATTGCTACCTGTTCTGTCCATCGGCAGCTCTGACAGCCGAGCATCAAGTAAGCCGATTCTTTCTCGTGACCTGTCAATTTTTCCTCGTAGACCGGTTCTTCTAAGTTGCTGCGGAGTTAAAGCGTCTGCTTTGCCTTGCAGCGTAATTAGATTTGCCTCCTCTGCTAACTTTGCTGCCTCAACTTGGGCTCTTCCGCCTTCTCTTACTAAGTTGTTGAAATCTTTTTGAGCTTGTTGAGCGTCAATAAGTTTACCAATTACAAGGTCAATAGCAATTAACGCAAAGCCAAAAGGCAAGGCTGCTTTCAATCCCATCATGGCAACCTTTAATTTTATCGTCGCTAAGCGCAGCAAAACCATTTTGCCGTTAACCACCGCTAACAGTCGAGGCAGTTTTGCTAAAAACGTTAAGAGCATTACTTTCCTTAAAGTTATCGCAACCGCCGTCAGGGCTGCAATTTTTGCGCTAAATGTGACAACTTGCGGCGGTAATGCTGTAAACAACGCCACAGCAGCTTGCAAGACATCGTTTATAGGTGCCAAACCATCTTTAATTGCAGGGCCTAGACCCTCATCAAATGTTCGAGCAAGGTTGCCTACATTATTGACAATCTTGGTTATCTGAGCCGATACCGTTCCACCCATCTCTTCAGCCGCATCTTTTGCGACATCAAATGAATTTTTTTGATTCTCAAGACTGTCGTTGAATTTTTTTAATTTGTCATTTGCAAGCGGCATGATTGCCGCCAAGGCTTCAACACTTCCAAATAATTTAGACAGCTCAGCTTCACTGCCTCCTGTCTTTTCAATAATATCTTCAAGAAAACCACCAAAGCCTTTTGTCTTGATTGCTGTTGTATTAAATTGCAGGCCAAGTTCTTTGGCTCTTGTTGAAGCCTCAGAAGTTGGTTTAATTACTGCCGCTATAACTTGGCGCAATCCTGCAAACGTAGATTCAACCGGAACACCTGTCGCTGTTACGGCTGAAATTGCAGCATTCAATTCATCAATTCCAACACCTGCCGCCGCTGATATTGGTGCAACACGACCAATCTGATTCGCATATTGGGCGACGATAATTTTGCCATCATTTTGAGTTTGTATAAAACCATCTACAATTTTTTGCGCTTTGCTTGATTCCAGCCCATAAGCGTTCAAAACAGATGTTGTTGCATTAGCAACTGTGTTTAGATCAGACAGCCCACCAACGGCGCCCAAAGAAGACGCACGCAATACGTCTGTTGCTTGAGCTGCAGAATTAAAACCTGCTGAAGCTACGTCATAAGAAGCTGCAAGCAATTCCGTTTGGCTCGTAAGACCACCTTGTTCTGCAGACAGAGTTAATAGTTCTTTTTTTAACTTCTCAGCATTTACGCCCAGCGTGCTGACTGCAGCAGCCGCTTTATCAGCCTCTTGAAAGCCTTTGAAAAAATTGCGAGCAACACCAACCGCACCAAGTGCTAATCCAAGTTGACCGACCAGGCTGTTGACTTTTCTAAGTGAAGCCTCAGCTTGGCTGGCATCAACCCTTAACTTGATATTCGACTCAGCCATAGCCGCTCAGCAGTATTGACATGCTACCTCCGATTGGTTTTTGCGCGGTCAGCAGCTTGCTTTTCCCGTTCGTTTTTTAATTCGTAGTACGCAGCAAAATGAACAAGCTCCGCATCGGTTAACTCCGTGCGAAGCCTGCTTATTGTCATTCCTAATTCGCAGGCCAGAAAAAACTCAAAATTGAGCCAGTTGTCCTGCTTTAGTCGTTTTTTGCGTCTTCAAGGCTGGCCTCCTCTCCGAGGC